TAGCACTTGCATAGCGAATACGTGTTTGACCACCTCTAGTATATGTACCAGCAGGTTTTTGGTATTTTACTTGGAATTGAGGAGATTGATAATTATCCCTTCCATCCAATCCAGTTGTAACTTGTGCTTTTTCTTTAGCCATTACCTAAAGTCTGATTCATTTTTACCATATCCTTGATATCTTCGCACACCTCTAAGCATATCTCTAAATGTTTTGTTAGTCTCCTTCCAGACTGAAGCATTTAAAAGTCTCTTTGGTTTACCATCCTTTATAGATACAAATTCTTCTATGGGAAGATTTGCTGCATTTGCCCATTCACTCTTTGCAATATCTAGTAATGGACCTACACCATTCATATTATATTTAGACACTGAGTTATAAGGTAAATTTAATCTGTCATCCATTAGATTTTCTACCACCAATTCTCGCTTTTGTGGATGTATGTAATGTAGATTACATCCTGTAAATCCATCTCCACCTACTTCTATTACATATACTAACGGGAATGCATCAAAGAATTTTGCATTTTTTGCTTTTGATTCATATTGGAACATCATTAGATGCCCTATCTTTGGAACTTTTCTAAGAAGGTTCTCATCATTACCTTCACGATCCTTCTTTTCATCCATGATGAATTTACGGGGATTGTTTTTGTATGATGTAACTAGACCCATAAATGCTCTTCTATAGAAGAATGGTGATTTACCATCTTCTTCACCCATTTGTTGATTTATTTCTTGGAATAGAGTCATTTCTTTTTAGGATATAGTTTTGCTATTTTTTCTTTACGAATTTTTTCCTTGTTTCTCTTCTCTTCTAACTTATCATCCCACCAAGTTACTGGCCACCTTTGAAGTTTCAAAGCAGCAATCCACAACTTCTTTCTAGGAAGTCGTAGATACTTTCTCATTAATGATTGTAGGGTTGGGAATTTCATTTCTTATATTTTATCCCTAGTTCGTCTTCTGTTATAACTTTAAATATTAGTCTTCTATCTTTACACCAGTCTTCTGCTGCTCTCCATTTTGCTTTATTGACTTCATATGTTTTTGCTTCGTAGATATATGATTTAGTTACTTTTGATTTTCTTTTGGGTGGAATACACTGTCTTTTGGGTTTTACTTCTATTACATAATCTCTTATTGCACCACCACCTTCTTGTACTTTAATAAGGAAGTCTGGGTAATACTGATGAACACGTCTATCTAACGGTGATACGTAGGGTATTGAGAATTCTTCACTTGCCCATAGAAGAATGTTCTCATTTGTATCACACCATTGACAGAATTTTTTCTCCCAATTACTTCGACAAACTATATTATTTGGGTTGCCTTTGTACTTACGAGGATTCCGAGGTTTGTATTTACTTTTTATACTCTCGTTCATCTAGTATAAATATGTATTAATAGACTAATTATTAATATTTAGATGGGAAAACAAAACAGACCTATACATCCAGCAACTAGGATGAATACGCTTAAGGATAGGATATTGAATCCTTCCCTATCAGCGTATTACTCTGTTGTATTTCCTATGCCTACTTTTGGTGGATTATCATCAATGTATGATGGTGAATTACTTACGCTAACATGTACTGAAGCAGCATTACCTGGTTCTAGCATTGCTACATTTGAACAACAGAATGATTATATGGGTGTCACTGAGAGGCATGCTTATAGGAGAATGTATGATGAATCAATAGATTTTACATTTTTAGTTACTCAAAATAGTGACTACGTTCAAATTAGATTTTTTGATGCGTGGATGAAGTGGATTACTGGGGAAGCAGGTCAAGATTTAAGATCCCCTACTATTGTTAATAGAGCACAGTATCCTAATAGTTATCGTACTGATCTGTGGATTGTGAAGTTTGAGAAGGATATGGGTGCAGGATTGACATCATCTAGTAAACTACTAGAATACCGATTTATAGATGCATATCCAAAAGCAGTGAGTTCTTCACCTGTTACTTTTGAAGGTAATTCGTTACTTAAGACCACAGTATCAATGACATATACAAGGTATTTTGTAACAGAACTTAAGAGTCAGGCAGAAGCAGTTGCGAGTAGTGATGCTCGTTCTCCTGGTAATCCAGAGTTTGATAGTTTTAGATCTCTTATCAATAATTCTGAACAGATGGGTGATTTTGGTAAACTAGTTGGTGATTCATTCCAATATGTAAGTGGCTCCTTTACATGAACAAATACTTTATTAATGAAGACTCAGTTTTTGCAGTCAATGACAAATTAAATGCTAGGGTAGAGAAGGTAGATGATATCTCTATAGTTTATATTGATGATTTTTATAAGAATCCAGATCAAGTAAGGGATCTTGCTTTGAGGACTCCCTCAACAAAGAATCCAAGGATTTGTGGTGGATTGCCAGGTACAAGAATAGATATGAATATGTACTTAGATAATATGTTTCCTGTATGGAGGGATATTATATCAAAAGTATATGGGATGAATGAGGAACAATCAAGAGCATTTTTGTGGACGTGTTTAAATACACCTTTTTCAGTTAATGTTACACAATCTCCAAAAGATCATATAGAACCTCATATAGATTATCCAGAGGAAGAGGATAATGAAGATACTGGTTGGGCAGGATTAATATATTTGAATTTAGATGAAGAATGTAATGGAGGAACAGGATTTTATGATGAAGAACATAGGTTGACGCACCTTGCAGAGATGAAGTATAATAGAATGTTAATATACCCAGCGAATATATTACACGGTGCATATGATGAAGATGGGTGGTTTAAAGAAGAATTGTATAGATTAGTACAGGTTTTCTTTTTTCCAATAAAAAAAATCCTAAATAAACGCACTAAATAAAAGTATACAGAATTGCATAGATTATGCCTTTACCCAAGATTAGTACGCCAACTTATGAGTTGGTGTTGCCTTCGACTGATAAGACTATACAATATAGACCTTTTTTAGTTAGAGAAGAGAAACTTCTAGTTTTAGCACTAGAGAGTGAAGATACCAAGCAAATTACTACTGCTATTAAAACGGTTATTAAAGCATGTATCCTTACAAAAGGAATTAAAGTAGAAGACCTACCAACATTTGATATTGAATATTTGTTCCTCAATATCAGAGGTAAGTCTGTTGGTGAAGAAGTTGAAGTTAATGTTCTTTGTCCAGATGATGAGAAGACGTATGTTCCAATTAAGATCTATATTGATGACATACAATGTGAAAAGAATGATAAGCATAGTAAACAAATTAAATTAGATGATAATGTAATGATGGAAATGAAGTATCCATCGTTGCAAGAATTTATTAAGACTAATTTTGATTTTAAAGATACTGGTTCTAATTTAGATCAATCTTTTGATTTGATTGGATCTTGTATAGATACAATATATCAAGGTGAAGAAGCATGGGCAGCAAAAGATTGCACTAAGAAGGAATTGCAAGAATTCTTAGATCAAATGAACTCTAGTCAGTTTAAAGAGATTGAGTCATTCTTTGAAACTATGCCTAAGTTATCTCATGAGATAGAGGTTCAAAATCCTAAGACAGGTGTTAAGAGTAAAGTTGTACTGGAAGGACTCTCAAGTTTTTTCGGGTAGGTCTCTCCCACATCGACTTAGAGAATTTCTATAAGTTGAATTTCGCCTTAATTCAGTATCATAAATATTCATTAACTGAGATTGAGAATATGATACCGTGGGAGCGAGACATTTATGTTGCTCTACTTAAAGCCCACATTGAAGAGGAAAAATTAAAGCAACAGCAAGAAGCATCTAAAGCCTGATGGATCTACCTGGAGACAAGAGTAAAACGAATCAAAAAAATGTAACTCATGAGGCTTTTATGAAGTCTCTACAGTCACAGCGTAGGGTGCTGGGTAGAGTTATTAAGAATGAAGAGCAGTTAAAGGAGATAGTTGATCAGTTAGTAGCAATGGGTGCTACATTAGGTGAGCATGGTGAGATATTTGATAGTCATGGTATAAGATTAAGAAAATTAGATGATAAGGTTACAGGTTTACAGAAGAGAGTAAGTAAGGTAGAGAAGAGGAAACCTAGAAGGGGTCCTAGAGGTAAGACTGGTAAAAGGGGTGCAGCAGGTAGAGATGG